TTCGTTTTCACCAACCAATTCATTAGCTTTGCTAATCAATGCCATACGATAATTGGTATCGTGTGCTTCATAATCAGTATTGTAATGTACTTCACCTGCCCAACGTTGATCCATAAAACGTGCGGCAAATGTATAAATCATTTCTTCTGTAACTTCCATCAGTCTTGCTTTTGCTTTTGCAGTTCTATGTAGTTGTTTGCGTTCTTCAATGATAGCAACACCTGACGCAACTTGGTTCTTACTTGTGCGTAATCCACCCAAGCCAGTCAATGCTTCGATTTGTTCTAGTATGTTATCTTGTGTACGAATGATTGCGTCTACATCACCAGTATCGATAGCAATAGCTTCAATCTGACCTTCATTAGCACGAACAATAGCACCTGCGTGAACTGGAACACTAACGCCCTTATCTGCACGAATAATGGTGTGTGCAAACTGTAATGCTGTATACTTTTCGCATTCTAATTTGTAATATTCTTTTTGTGCGTCACTTGCACTATCGATATCGCTTACGCCACATTCCATAGTTCTTGGGTCTCTGCGACCATATGCTATGAATACGGGCAAACTCATACCGGCCGGGAATACACCTTCACCTATTTTTTCTGCTGGTTGATTTTCCTTACCAGGTCCTTTAGCTACTTCATAGCTTTCCCAATAAGATGGAGTTGTCGCATCGCCTAAATGATAGCATTTGATGTAGTAACAATCTGTTTCTTCCATCTCTTTAATTTTAACATATTTGAGCAATGGGCGACCACCATAGTAGTCGAACTCCCAGTCCCATACATCCAATGGGCTAATGGCACACACATATGGTCTACCAAGATTCCCTTCTGTTGCTTGGGGCATATCGACTGCGACCCAACAATGCCCAAATATACTTGTTAAATCTCCTACACCTTCCATAAAGCCATTCATACTGCGATTGGTTAAATCACAATCTAATTGGAACAAATCAATCCATTCGTTATTTCTTGGATCGATATGCTTACCTTGTGGTGTGCAAAATTGTAAATTGCGTTTAATGCCTGGCTCAAACAATACATCATTGATAGTATCAACAATGTAACGACAGATTGGTTGTGCTACTGTGTTAGCTACCAAGTCTAGGTATAACGTACTATCTTCACTTGGTCTTTTCTTACGAACTGCTTGCTTGAAGGTGATGCCGCCAAGATATGCATATTGATAAGATAACATTTGCAGATAGATGTTATCGTATATTGGATTGCGTTTTAGTAAATCAGCGTTTGTGTTCATTGTATTGTCTCTTTATATTGCTTCAAGGCGAAATCTGTTGATTTATGGTGCATAATGTATTTATGCTAGGCTTTAACTTACACTTATCTCCGTGAAATCTCGCATAACTGTTATTAGGTATTGATCGATTGCAGTGAGGGCAAATTGTTGATGGTTGCTTCTTGCCAGTCATACCTGATAATCTTCCCCAAAGCTTATGACGACCTTTATTAATCATATCGTTAATATTATCTTTCATAGTACCTACACTTAAATGATTAGGATTACAGCAGATTGGATTATCACAACTATGCATTACTACTAAACCATATGGTATAGGACCAATATGTTCCTCGTAACTAACACGATGAGTAGTACGCATCTTTTTATTGTCCCTAATCATTCCATAACCAATGTTGTTCTTACCACCTTGGAACTCCCAACAGTCAGTAGTTTGATTGATTACAATCTTGTTTAGTAATCGTTCTAACAATGTTCCACTATCTCCTGCATATCTTCCCATAATTAACTCCAAACCATATGGTCTTCTACTACATCGCCATTCATAATCTCTTCCCAACTTGGTCCACCTGGATATAGTGGACTATCAGGCATATGTTCTAAGCCAGGCTTATTGCGACTACTAATGCGTGTATCCATACCCACAAACTCATTGATTGGTAAGCTGTCGTGTTGTATTGGGAACAGATGATGTATGCCATAACGTATGCAGTCACCTAATCCGTCTATGTGTGCGTATCTGCTCTCAGTATATTTTACTAACTTCTTACGACTACCATCTTCGAAATGATATGTTTGCAATGCTTCTAATAAAAACTTATCATCTGGACTTACAACTAAGCCACCACGATTGATAAAGCCATTACTTGTGTTATCTGTATCTGTAATCAATGGATTACTCTTGCGTGTATTCACAATAGTAAAGCCATACTTCTCTAATATGATACGATCTGTTACACCAAAGGGACTAGTCGTATCTCTATTCACTTGCGTACCTGACATATCGATAATGCTGTTGATTCTACGTTTAGGAAAGTCTTGTCTAATAGCATCAGCAATACCTTCTGTACTACAATCTGGTATCGCATAACTTTTAAGTATTTCTATTCTACCATCGTTAGTGCCTGGCTTAACAGCTTGTGCAACAGTAGCACACATAACACGTTTGTTAAAGTCGTGGAATGTATATAAATCACCACCAAAATCTTTAACTTCACGTGTGTATTTGTGTCTGTCCCAAGTGTAGAAGAATGCATCGCTAACACTTTCCCATTGGCACATATAGTCTTGGTTAAACTTTAATGGGCTGATGATACGCTTTTGTTCTTCGATAAAATCTTTATTACCACTACGCATTTGTAGATAGTTGTAATGACGAACAACATACTTCTCATCATTCTCTAGTGCTAATGTGAACAGATCGTGCAATGGTCCTGTGCCATTTGGTGTGCTAATTACAATCAGTCTACCAGCAGTATCAGCTTGACCAACACGTGGTCGTAATCGATTAGTAATCTCTTGCAATGTATCTTGTGTATACAGTGCGGCTTCGTCTGCTACCCATACGCCTACGTTAAGACCTCGTAAGTTCTCACGTTGCTCTGCGCTTTTACAGCGAATGAATACACCATTAGGAAACTTAATTGTAAGCTCACTGTTGTTGATATCTTTACCATCAACTAAGCCAAAATAGTTCATACAACTATGTTTCAGTGGCTCCCAGATTAGTGATTTAATCATAGCACCTGTTGGTGCCGAATAGATTATGTCTTTGCCTTTATGATATTTTGCATCGCTTGCAAACAATGGCAATGCAATAGCGGCAAGAAACGTTTTACCGCTACCAACAGGAACAATGTCTACGCAATGCTTATCTGTACTGAGCCAATCATTTAGTATTGTTGCTTGCTCACCGTATAGAGGGACTTCTATGTTATTCATTCACAGTGTAACTTACTGGTAGTGTTGACCAGTCTGGTAGTTCTTTTGTTGGAAACACAAAGTTGTTGTTTAAACTTTGTCCCATTGTAGTCACATCAATCTCTTGCTTATCTGCAACAACCTTGTTCAATATCATACTCTGATACTTCTGTAATAAATGCTTATCATCGCCCATACGTGCGTTGTGATAATCTTCTGCAAAGCCTTCGGCAAATGGCTTATCTTTAACTTCAATGGCAGCTAATATAGTTTGAGCACTAAGCTTTTGCGTAACGCCCTTCTTACGTCCACCGCCTGGTCTTGCACCACCGTGCTTGCCTTTTGGTTTTATTTCATTAGTCATCTAATAATCCTTCACTACGTAATATGTTTCTTGCCCAAGTAAGTCCTGGTGGGCCGCCCCATAACAGATAAGCTTGTGTGCCGGGTGTGTTCTCTCCAGGCTTGTAATACACTTCTGCACGACTTAAAAAACTATAGGTGCGTTTAACTGTATCTAAACTAACTTCTCGTCTGTTTGCAAATTGACTTGCACGATTTAATCCTACTGCGGTGCCACCACGATTGCTTGCACTAACTTTCTGACGCATCTCTAAGCCACGCTTTGCGTTAGCTGCCATTGCTTCTGTTGCTCTGTAACTCATTTTATTCTTTCCTTCAATAAGTTTATAACTTGTTGATAGCGGTGATTGCCCTTTAGTTCTTCATTGATAGATTGAATGGCTAACACCTCTTCTATTGGTCCCTTAAGTATTGTTTCTTCGATATGTTTAAATCGAGTATCACAATAGCAATGTCCTAAAAACTCTTTACGTTTCATTCGCCTAATCTTTTAACTATTTCTTCTTCCAATAGTATTTGCTTGCTATGACCTTCAGCTTGGTCTTTTAAATTCTTGCGTAGTTCTCTTACGATATCTTCGTGGTCATTACGAATCATTTGTAGATAGACACGAACTATGCCTGGATTGTTTAATCGTTCACGTATTGTTAACATCTTTTACTTTCCTTACGATTACTCGTTTTCTTTTTTGTGGTGGCGTTACAATAACTTGCACGCCACTTGGTACGTCAGGTAATAGTATGTCTGCTTGTGGCTTTCTATTAAACGCTAACTTAATCTTGTCCCAAATACTTTTCATATGTAAACCTTTTCGTAATCATCTACGTTATCT